CTGTCGTCGTGGACGACGAGGTCCCCGAGTTCTTCGGGGCCCCGTAGTCTACGGATTGCCGATGGCAAGTTGTCCAGACAACGCAACCAAGCGTGGAATGTGAAACTCTGACCGAACAGGCAGCCTGGGTCATTACGACCAAGCCGCCTAAGGCCATTAGCCAAGGCAATCCAATGTTGCGGTTCATGTGGAAGCTCCTTCAAATAGTGCGCCCGAACAGGCACACCGTTAAAGAAGTCTCCACCGCACGACTCTCTAAAAGGTCCGTCGAGGAAAGTCTTGCGACTGTTCTCAGCGAACCCAAAAAAGCGAAGTGCAGCAAGAACCGCAGTGGCCGTACGGGAAACGACAATGATGTCATCACCGTACACGAAGAAACCGTCGGAAGGCTCGCCAGCTCCACAAGCGAAACAGATAGCTGAGAAAATCAGCGTCTCAAGTTCAAATGTGAAGCCGTTGCCCATAGACGAAAACTTCTCGAGGCGGACCCAACGTCCGTCTATCCATGTGAATGGAGAGCGTAGAGCGTCGAGAACCTCAAACCACTCGTCAGGAAGTAATAACCTGACAAGACGGTAAGCCACGGTGTCGCTAGCTGAGGACAGATCAATGGTCGCAAATCTCCCATCCCGGGACGACTCGCGCGCCAAAGTTCTATGAGTATCTTGCCCATTGAAAAGGTCCAACCCCGCAAGGAGTAGGCGCCTCTTCATGTAACTCCCAATTGACAACTGGAAGCCAACATTAAGACTGGGCTCGATACAAATACCACGGTCTTTAACAGCGTCCTTAGGAACCGTTGTGAAACGATTCCCGCGGACGACTTCGTAGCCGTAACGTCCTCTTTCACTCAAGGATCTTGCCCACGCGGAATCCTCCCAGAACTTCAGGAGGTCTACGCAAGGCGCCGTGAGTGTCGGCTTACTCTCTATCTTATCGGGCAACGTCGCGTGACGCCCCCGGTTGTTATAGGTAGCTCCAGGCCCGAACTTTAAATCCAAGGACCTCGGAAGAGGTCCAAGGACACGTCTAATCCATTTTCTCGCGTTCTCGACAAAATCGAGCACGGGCAGATCGGCTTGGTCCAGAAGACCGTCAGTCAACCTGTGGATGCGTGTGTTCGTGCGGGCGCATTGCCTCTCAGACTCCCAGAACAAGGAGACAGCTTTTTCGCGGCGGAGTTTGCTGTCCGTCTCGAAGGCTGTCTTCCTGAAGAGCTCAACGCAAGCGTTGTCTCGTAGGAAGTCATATGAAGAGGTATAGGAGGATGGGTCGACTCGCATCGACACCAGAGCAGAAATGTTCCCAGATTTCACGTGCGAAAGCACGGTCTGAGAGACTTCGCTACCTACTGTGGAGCACAGGGCTTCCACAACCCTCACCAGTCGCTGGTCAAAGGTGTGCATGGAGGTTCTTCCTGGTTAAGTGGGTGCCATTTGCGACTTGAGAGCCGCGATAACACCCGCATCAGCCAGGAGAGTCCGACAGTAAGCCACCGAGTCGTCGACTAGCGACGTGGGGACGTTCTGCGGGACGATCTGAGAGATGATATAAGTCACCTCTGCGACCTTCTCCTCCAAAGTGGTCGTCGAGTTGCTGACCGTATACGGCACAGTGAGCTTGACGTCCACGCGACGCACCGTTTTCACTTTGTTGGCGCGAGCCGACATCGTGATCGTGGGGCGAGCGAACGGAGGCTTGGTAGTCTCAATCCGCCAAATCGCTGGCACACCTTCCCCAGCGCTGGGTTGAAGGGCAACACCGGTGGTGGCCACGGCGGCGTTGTTCGTGAGGCTCAAGTTGGCAATTGCCGGCATGAGTTTCTTCCTTTGGGGTGATAGGCCATGTGGCCCGAGTTACTGCTTGCGCAGAGATTGGGTCAAGAGAGCCGTCATTGCGACAGCAAAACCCAGAGACGCCGTTGGAAGCTTAGACCGCGAGTACAAAGAGGGAAGTTTTAAAGCTCCCATAGGTACACGGTTAAAGCATACAGCAGAGCCACCGCTGAAGGTCCTGTCAGTGCCGATTTGAGACACGTAACGAGGATCGACGATAGTCCTGTCGCTGTAAGCAGTGCGTTTGCTTGTCAGACAAACATCCTTAAGGGAGACTCCAAAATCGTTTGAAAGCGAATTGAGGAACTTACCCACGGGGAGAATAGTGTCTAACAGGAAGCTGAACGGGACAGCATCCCACACTGCGTTAAGGGGATTTGCCAACCCAAGCTGGTTAGCGAGGAAGAGGTTAGAATCATCGTACACAACGGTAGCAGAGATGCCGATCCGGGTTTTCACCCCATAGCTGTTTGTGACAGTTTGAGGAGAGATCACGGTAGACACCAAATCTGACGCCGAGAGAGTGCACGAGGACCTTATCTTCGATTCGAAGGACTGATTGGCGATGACGCGGACAGAAGTCCGGAAGTCATCTATCAAGGGTCCCCATCCCCAGTACAACTCGAGAAAAGAGTCCTGCCAAGTAGCTTTCTTCCATTTCCGGGGTTTAAACCCCGGTGGCGGAGGAACACTACGAAGTATGTGGACCGCATTCCCGATGTTGCCTCTTCGCACCTGTCTCACGACAGAAGCAATTTGGCGAGCTCTCTTCGCGACCATAACGAGAGAATCGTCAAGGGTCGCAAAAGTCATGGCAAGGGCGGCCTGCTCGTTAGAGCGAACCTTCGCGTAGAACCTATCGTAGGCCGACGCGTAAGCCCTAGTCTCCAGTGGAATCACGGCGTTATCGAGGGAGTACAACTCTCCAGCGGCCAGGCCATAAGCCATGGTTGAAGCTGGGGAAGTCGCACCGTCCCACGATGTTGCCGTACACTTGAAGACATGGTAAGGGGCCACTTCGCGGTGAGTTGTAGTCTTAGCCTTCCGAACTTCCTTGTAAGGGGAAGAGGAAAGGATCTGAATTGGAAACACCGCGACAGACATAGAAGAGCCCTAGAACAGCCAACAGTAGAACCCTCTGGTGGGATACCAGAGGACTGCTGGTGGAAAGCGGTCGGACAGAGTCCGGCTTGAACCGCTAACAGTCGGGGGGGGCGAAAGCC